CGCTACGCTCCCAGCCCACAAGGCAATCAGGGAGGGAGTGGAAGCGGTCACGGCGCGGTTTGCAGCGCGGTCGAGCCGCAGGATCTGGATACACCGAGGCAGCCTTGCGCACCAACCGGACACCATCCTGGCCAAAGCTGGCCGGCCCACTGAGCTGGTTGAGGAGCTGCTCGGATATCGCTTCGACACTTCGACGGCTGCGACGGGCGAGGCCAAAAAGGACGGCTACCCGATCAAGGTCAACGATCATGCCTGCGACGCGCTGCGGTACGGCATCTGCTATTGGGACGGAGTGAGCAAGGACGGTGCGGCTCGTGCGAACACGCTGGTATTGATGGGCGCTAGCCTGTAGAGGGATGGCATGAATTTGTACAGAGTCTATAACGGGTACACTGGTTTTGATGCGGTCCACGTCCTCGTCTCAGCACGCGACGATAGCGAGGCGCTATCGTTAGCGCGGCAAGTATTTGCTCGCCAAGAGCCGCAAAACCCGAGCTTCAGCGCAAATCTTGAGGCCGAACTTGTGTTGACGGACCTGACCCAATCGCAATGCAGCGAGGTAGTTGGTTGACAGCCGTCGCTGGTGTCGTTTCCATGACAAAGACGGGCCGAAATGGGCTGTTTCTGTCATGGAACGGTGATCCTTGACAAAATGGCAGCACTGGCGTAGCGCTTTGACTAAATGGCAAAACCTCGCAGGAAAGCCGCAGTAGCTCCGAAACCGTCACCAGGGCCTCAGTATCGGTGGGACGGTTGGCAGTTTGTCATGACGGGGATCGGTACCTCGCGTGACAAATCGACCTATGCGGAGGTGATGCCAACGCTGCTGACACAGCAGCAGTGCGAGGACTTGTGGCGCGGTGACGACATGGCGGACATGATCGTGACCGCACTCCCGAATGATGCGCTTCGGGAAACACCGACTGTCACGATCGCGTCAATCGAAGATGCCACCAAGCGAGCTGAGGCAGTCGACGTGATCATGGCGGCGATGTCAGACCTAGGTGTCAAGCAGGCTGTGCAAAAGGCGCTGAGGTACGAGCGGGCATATGGTGGAGCTGCGATCTACATCGGCGCAGTGGATGGCTCGGACCCATCACAACCGCTACAGCCGCAGAGCATCCGAGCAATCAAGCACCTCACTGTCTTCGAGCGGCGACAACTCAATGCGGTCGAGTGGCGAGAAGATCCGATGGCTGCGGACTACGGCAAGCCCACGCTGTACGAGGTACAGTCGTTCTCGGGCGTGGGCACTGGTCAGCGAGTACACGCATCGCGGCTCGTCGTGTTTCGTGGCCGCCGAGTGACCGACCGAAACCCCACTGCGGAAAATGGATGGGGTGACTCAGTGCTGTCACTAGTCTGGGATGCACTCAGGTTGTTCAATCAGTCATGGCTGGGCGTCGGTTACACCATGACCGATTTCAGCGTCGCGATTCTCAAGATCAAGGGGTTGGCGTCGATTCTTGCGGCCAATGATCCGGCGGCAGTCGCGACCAGAATGCAGGCCATTGAGATGGGCCGGTCCATTGCTAAGACCATCCCGCTCGACTCCGAGGAAGACTACGAGCGCAAGACGACGAGCTTGACCGGCGTGCCCGATGTGCTGTCTCAACTATCGACGAGGCTTGCTGCTGCGGCTCGGATGCCCATCAGTAAGCTGTTCGGTCAGTCGGCAAGCGGGCTCAATGCCACGGGCGAGGGCGATGCTCGCAACTGGTACGATGCGGTCGCCGTGTATCAAGCCAGTGACGTGCGCCCGGCATACGAGCAGATCCTAAAGCTGCTCTTTGCCAGCAAGTCAGGACCGACCAAGGGAATCGAGCCCGAAAACTGGGCTCTCAAGTTCCCGGCGCTGTGGCAACCGACGGCCAAGGAGCAGGCGGAGACGCGCAAGGTTGTCGCGGAGACGGACCAGATCAATTACGACATGGGCCTGGTCACGTCGGAGGAACTGCGAAGCTCGCGCTTTGGCGGCGAGGAGTACAGCGCCGAGACGGAAGTGGACAGCGCGCCGGACATCTCCGAGTCGCTGGCTCTGTCCTCTGTCACTGCGGCACCTCCGACCGAGTCCGATCTATCAAAAGCGGAGCCTCAAAACGTGGCACTACAGACACGCAGCGTTGAGTTAACACCGACGGACCTTGCGACCATCATCACGGTCAACGAAAAGCGCGCAGAGTTCGGTCTGCCTCCGTGGCCCGACGGTAACGTATCGATCGCTGAATACCAGGCACGTAACGCGACCGTGATCGCGAAGGCGCAAGAGGCGACGGACCCAAGTGGCGCAGCGCCGACTACCTAGGGCAGCACGACCGGACAGGATCGCGGCAGAGTACCGGGCTGCGCTTGGGCCGGCGGTGCAAGTGCTGCTCGACCTGCTTGCGGAGCTTGTGCGCGACCTGGAACGCGAGTGGCCACAGCCCGAGCCTGTGCGCACCGACAACGATCGGGACGTGGCGCGGACGGTCAAGCGGACTGCTGACAAGCTGGCGCGGGCCATCAAAGCCGAGTCCATCCTTCCGATCGCGGCCAAGCACGGCGCGGCAACGTCAGACTTTCAGCGGGCCCAGCTGGCCAAGCAGGCGCGGGCAGCCGTCTCAATCGACGTGCGCAAGCTCTCGGGCCTGGACCGCAAGGTGCCGGAACAGATCACCAAGTTCGCCGAGACAAACGCGCAGCTGATTGTCGGGCTCGGACAGCGCATGGCCGAGGACATCGCCGAGATCGTCGAAGATGGCGTGGTTGCTGGCTCGCGCTGGGAAACGATCGCGGGCAGGCTGGCAAGGGCTGGGCAAGTCACCGAGAGCCGCGCTGCGCTGATTGCTCGCGATCAGGTGGGCAAGCTGTTCGGCGACCTCAACAAGCAGCGGCAGGCCAACCTAGGCGTTACCCGCTACGTGTGGCGCACGGTTCGCGACAATCGAGTGCGCGAAGAGCACGAAGCCTTAGACGGCGACTCCATAGCATGGGACTCGCCACCAGCTGAGGGTCATCCAGGTGAGGCGGTCAATTGCCGCTGCTACGCGGACCCTGATTTCTCTGAGCTTTTGGGCTGACAGGAAACCTGCCCGATTCGCCTAGGTTTCCTGTGCGCGACATTTTTGTCATAGCACCACGACATTTTTGTCATAGCCCAGCTTGACATGTTGGCGGAACGCTTGCCAAAGTGTCACTCATGTCAGCCTTCGTGCCAATCGGTCACACCATCACGATCCCGGCGGTCAACACTGAGCCGACGATGGCATCTGGTGCAGTCGTCACACTCGATGGCAGCGGCAACGTACTGGAGATCGAAGGCGAGACGGACGGCACGGGAACCAATCAGGTCTTTGTGCTGCGCAAGCGCGTGCTCGATGCGGGGGGCTTTCGGTACGTGCCGTTTGCTCCAGACAAGCCGATCTCCGGGGAGTTGACCGGCGCCGGCATCTACCGCTTTTGGGACAGGCTGATCCTGGGCGAGGTAGCGCAGGGCGAAAAGATCTGCCTCTACAACCCTGCCGGCGGCCCTGTCCTGAGCAACTGCAATGTGCGGCTGGTGAGGGCGTAACAATGGCCGACCGCTATCCGCAAGAGCGAAACCGCAGGCAAGCAGTGGTGCTGGCTGATCAAGTACCGACTCCCGGTCTAGTTGGTCCGTGGTCGCCGATGCCTACCACGGTCGAGGAAGCTCTCAACCAATTGGTAGTTGCGACTGCTCCGGTTGTGCTGGCGGTCCTCGGGCCCGATGTAACCGGCGGTGGCTTCGGCGCTGCGTCGTGGGTACCAGGCAATTTTATCGGCACCAATACGGTCGCCAGCTTTACCGCACTTGGTACGCCGGACTACGTCGGTGGGTACGTCGCACAAACCGACGAAGTGATCGAACAGATCACGATCTCGTCGCTAACCGGGCCAAGCGCTGCAAGCACTGTGTGGATTTGGAAGCGACCAGCCGGCGGAGTGTTTGCCGACACGCTCGTCTCTATCCCGGTGCTGCTTGGCGCGGCGGAAACGTACTACACGAAACCGCTGACCCTCAACCAAGGGGACGCGCTGGCTTTTGTGCTCGACGCTGGCGACCCGGTTTGGTCCGTCAACGGAGCCATCACAATTACAGGACTCAGGAGGCCGAATTGATCGCGCGCCGAATCAATCCCAACAACATCGTCAAAGCAGATCCGGCAGTCGCTGCGGCAATCAACGCAGGCCAGCCGCTGCAAATCACGAACGTGCCGACCGGGAGCCAAGACCTCCTAGTCAAGCTGTGCGTTGACGGTGCGCGCCCTGAGCTGATCGCGACGCAAGCGGTAGACCCCGGTGGGACTGGCTACGGGCAGGCTGTACCACGCAACTCCCCCGCGCTGCTTGTGCTGCTAGGCGGCGCTGTCGTTGCTGGCGACCTGCTCAAAGTGTCGAGCGGCAAGTTCGTAAAGTGCGGGGTCGGTGATCAGGGCTGGCTGCGCGCTCTTCAGGCAGGCGCCGCCAACGACCACGTAAACGCCGAGGCAGCGGACAAGGTGGCCTAGTGGGCGTGCTGCGGTACGACAAAGCGAGCCCTCTCAGCAAGCCAGTACGCTTGCCTAACGGGTTTGTGCGCGCCGAGGGTTACTTGACCCGCGCGGGCATCTTTGTCTACCGAGACGCCAAGGGAAACACGGTGCGCGAGTTGCGACCTCCGGAAGAGGTGATGCACCCCGAGGCGCTTGCGAGCTTTGCCCTTGTGCCTGTCACAAACGACCATCCGAGCGAACTGCTGACCGCCGACAACGCCAAGCAGTACGCGGTCGGCAGCGTGTCTGAGTCGGTAGTGCCAGAGGGCGACAAGGTACGGGCGTCGCTGATGATCACAGACGCGGCGGCAATCGAAGCGCTCGACGCTGGAAAGTCCGAGCTGTCATGCGGCTACACCGCCGACGTGGTGCTTGAGTCTGGCGTGTGGCAGGGGCAGCCATACGACGCGATACAACGAAACATCCGGGGCAATCACGTTGCCTTGGTAGATGCGGGTCGAGCGGGGCCGACCTGCTCAATACGAATGGACGCCACCGACGTGGCACAGGAGATCGCAATGGACGATGTGGTGATCGAAGTCGGGGGCGCCAAGTACAGCGTGCCCGCAGAGATGGCCGGCGAGCTGGTCAAGATGCTCGAAAGCAAGGGGCTCAAGCCAGCGATGGCGGACGCTGAGAAGCCTGCTGA